AAGCGGCGGCCGCCCGCTGTTCTTCGGTGGCTGTCGGCGTGGCTGCCAGATTGCCAGCATCTCCGAGCCAGGCAGAAAGGTTTACCATAATCAGCCCTCCTGGATCCCCTAACAATGCAAATTTGACAAAACTCCCTATACTTGGTACAATTATGCTATGAAACTGATTGCGCGCTTGAAGCTTCAACCGACACCAGACCAACACCAAGCTTTGCTGCAAACGCTCGAGGCCGCTAACGCCGCCTGTAATTACGTGAGCGATCAAGCTTGGCAGTCGAAAACATTTGGTCAATTCGCCTTGCACAAGCTTTGCTATGGCGACGTGCGTGCTCAGTTTAAGCTGGGTGCCGACGTTGCCGTTCGCGTATTCGCTAAGGTTGCCGACGCCTATAAGCTCGACAAGAAAACGAAGCGCACTTTCAGGCCGCAGGGCGCTTTCCCCTTCAATGACCGCCTTGTCTCCTACAAGCTTACCAAACGTACCCTGTCGATTTGGACAATGGCCGGACGGGTGAAAATGCCGTTCATTGCCAGCGATCACGCCATGCGCCTGCTCGAAGGCTTGCGCGGTGAATGCGATTTGGTTTACCGCAAAGGCGAGTTCTACCTGTTGCAGTGCTGCGATGTTGACGAGCCACTCACCGGCGACCCTGACGATTTCTTGGGCGTGGACTTGGGCGTTACGAACATTGCTGTCACCAGCGAAGGGACGATCTTCCAGTCCAACACGGTCAAGAGTGTGCGCTACCGTCATCGCCGCTTGCGCACTAAGCTGCAAGCCAAAGGAACGAAGTCTAGCCGTCGCCGCCTCAAGAAGCTTTCGGGCAAAGAGCGCCGCTTTGCTACTGATGTCAACCACCAGATCGCCAAACGCATTGTTGCTATGGCTAAAGACACCGCTCGCGGAATCGCCGTCGAAGACTTGACCGGCATTCGCGAACGGGTAACGGCTCGTAAGCCACAGAGAGCAACCTTGCACAGTTGGGCGTTCTTTTAACTCCGATCCTTTATCGAATACAAGTCCAAGCAGGCAGGCGTCAAGGTGGTAGCGGTTGACCCGCGCAACACCTCGCGTACTTGCCCCTGCTGTAGTCATGTCGATAAAGCGAATCGTAAAACTCAAGCTGAATTCCTCTGTGTTTCGTGCGGCTTCTCTGGGCTTGCCGATCACATCGCTGCCGTGAACATTCGCGGCAGGGCGCTTCTCAGTGCGCCAAACGTCTCGGATGTGGATTTCTATTCCACCATCCAGGGACAATCTCCCCAGCTTTAGCGGGGAGTCACTGACTCGGGATACTCCTTGATTCTGGCCGGCTTGCGCCGCACGCTACCAAAGCGAGCTGCACCGCTGCCGCCAGCCGCAACGGCGTCGGTCGTCTTGCCTTCCCAAATCTTCAATAGTTCGCTGAGATGCTTAAAGACATCGCTTAGGCTTTCCGAGCTTTCATTCGCTTTATATGAAGTCAATTTGGCTGAACTTGACAATAGCCCTTGTAACCCTAAGACCCGCGCGTAGGCGTAGGCGCTCGCCGTGTCGCTGTACTTCTCGCCGGCTTCCTCTAGCAAATCGGCGGCATCCTCATCACTAAGCGCCGCCTCAGATGCGCCCAGATCACGCCGCAGTCGGTCGGCTGCTGTTGTGGCCATCGGCTATCTCCTTCCATGTCTCTAGCACTTGCCCGGCAAAATTCTCCCAACTGTACAACCGGCGCGCATTGTGGGCGTAGAGCCGCGCCCGGGTGCGATACCAGTCCCGGTTATGGGCGATAGTCTTCAGCAAGCCCACGAGCGCCTCATGATTGGGTTCTGCCCACAGCCCCAAATCTTGCCCCTCCAACCGCCCGTGGTTGCTCCAGTCGGCCTGTACCATCCGGTGGGGAATCGCTACCCCCCACTGCATGAGGTCGTCAGCCGTGCCACTCCAGCCGGTGGTTAAAGAAAGCCCCCCGCTGGCTGCAAATTCCCGTGGCAAAAGGCCCCATCCTTCGCCCTTGTGCGGGTTGATCAGCACATCGGCCCGCAGATAGAGCTGGTGCAGCTCGGCCGGCGTCATGTCACGCTGGATGAGCTCTATGTTGGGGTTGAGAATTTCCGCATTGACCTTACTCGTGCGCCCCTTGAGGATGAGCTGATAATTCATGTCATCGCCAAAGGCCGCAATAAAGGCTTGCATGGCTTCGATGCCGCCCTTTCGCATACCCCGGTCAATAAAGGCCAGAAAGGTCAGCGGCCGATCGGCAGGCCGGTTGGCATAGGTATAGAGCGGGCTAATTCCCAGGGGCGCTAACGTGATTGGACTGGTGACGCCGGCATCCACGAAGATGTCACGACAAAAGCGGCTGGGCGTCACCACGGCCTGACAGGCGTTGAGTGCTTCGGCAAAACCGGCCGGAATGCGGGTGCTCTCAAACATGGCTACGCCCACCCGTGGCCCCATGCGCGTTAGGGGGTTGGCGTAGGTGGCGTAGGTGGTTGGGTAACCAAGCCCGATCATGCCCACGGCGGCGCGGATGGGCTGCGCCACAATGGCCGCCAATTCATCGTCGAGCGCCGGGCCGGCCCGCCGTGGCCCTTGCGAAAGCAGGTTGACGTAGACACCCAACCGCGTCAGGTGTCTAGATAACTCAAGCGCCAGAATGCCGAACGAATCAGCAGGATCAAGGGCGCTGGGTGTCAGAACATTGATGATCATAGGATGTAAGCCCCCTGTAACCGCACACTCCTCGTGAATGTGCTATAATTGAGGTCTACGCAATAGGAAACCGCGGCGATTGCTGAAGACAATCCCGCGGCACGGTCAAACGCTACAAAGGAGCGCATGACATGACCGATCATACTCCAGATGTACCCCAAAAGCAATGCAGTAAATGTAAGAACTGGCTGCCGGCCACGGCTGAATATTTCTACAGGCATCGTCGAAAGCCCGACGGGCTCGAGCCTTCTTGTAAAACATGCCGAGCGGAATACCAGCGAAACAACAGAGAGCGGGTTTACGAGAACCATCGACGGTGGCGCGACCGCGACCGCGAGCACTACCGCAAGATCCACCGAGAGGCAAAGAAGCGTAACCCCAACAACCCAAACACGCGTAGAAGGTGGGAGGAAAGCAACCGCGACAAGCTTCGAGCGTACGCCAGCAATCGCAGGGCGCAAAGGGCGAGCCTTCCCCATGATTTCACGGAAGAAGATTGGCATTTTGCCCTTAATTACTTTGGCGGCTGCTGCGCTGTTTGCGGTCGGCCACCTGGGCTGCTCCACACGATAGCGGCTGATCATTGGATACCACTGATCAGTAAGGACTGCCCCGGCAGCATTCCGTCCAACATTGTTCCGCTGTGCCACCAAGTTGGTGGGTGCAATAATTCCAAGCGAAGCCGCAAGCCGGAGAATTGGCTGAATGACGAGTTTGGCAATCGCAAGGCAAAAGAAGTGCTCGCAAAGATTCATGAGTTCTTTTCCAAAGTCAGACAAGTTTGACACATAAGCCGGCTCGTCCGGCTTATGTCACTCAGCTCGGCAAAGTTACTTCTTCTGTGCTACGCAGAACGTTCGTGTAAACGCCAAAATACGCGTCGTAGATTCTTTGACTCATAAAACGACTGGCGTCCATATCCTCGCCATCTAGTCGAAAGTCCTGCTTGATGTAGCTCTTGGCATCGAACATCCGGTTGGCAATGTCGATCAAGTAGGCCTTGTTCGCACTGACGCCAGTGTATGTGGTAACCTTACCGCCGCGCGTACCAGTCCACCCGTCATAGACAATCACGTTCTGGATCATCCCAATCGCGCTGGATTGCTGCGTGAACCCCTGCTGAGGGACGCGAGTAAGAGCGCGCTCCACACGGAAGGCATCGGCGCTGCTGATTAATAGATTGTAGGGGCCGCGGCGCGGGTTGCTGGTATCTGCCTTAGCCGCAACGATAGCAGCTTCCAGGGTCAGCAAAATGTCTTCGGCGTCGGTCGCCCCACTGGTTACCGCCGCGGTCTGGTTGCTACTGGCGTAGCTATAGCTGATGTAGGGATAAAGATGGGCATGGTTAAGCAGAGCATTCCATGCGATCCCCGCTTGGCGCTCCACGATAGCCACATCCCAAAGTCTATTAAATTGGACGAGATCCTTACTGTATTCAAGGCCAACGCCATAATGTTTGATCGTGACAGTCTCAGTAGAGCTACTGACGGACGCAAACTTAACCTCGCCGCCTTCGTAAATCTGTTCAATTACAACGCCTCCAGGCCCAATCTTGAACAAATTTACTACCTCTGGCAAGTTAGGATCATTGATCGCGTCATAGAGCGGTAGATAGAGGATTGGTTCCTCATCGCGTCCAGCGTCAACCTCGAATTGCTGACGCTGATTCCATTCGTCAGAGAAATTGTCCGAGCCT